ATCATCAACGTGGTGACTCTTGATCTTACCACCAACATCGTCAACGATAGCGGAGGGTTTAGTACCATCCACCAGATCATCAACTAGGCTTGTGACGTTATCTCCAGCTACGGCTCTAAGCCGATTCCTGTGGCTTTTGAAAGCCTTGAATATGGGCAATGCTAGTCCCTCAAAGATACCGTCTAAACAGGCTGCTTCAAGGAACATCTTAAATCTAGCTTCGACTTCCCCGTCCTCCGGGTCAGACTTCAGATAATTGGTGACAGGGTTATGCCACTTCTTATCAATCCAATCTGAGAATCGTTCCTCGTGGGGGTCAAAGGTTAATTGCTCTGCTCCCCAAAAGGCTATGTTGCCAAGGATGAAATTAGTGGCTATGCGTCCCACCTTACCTGATGTGGCAAGTCGAGTGAACGGAGCCGTGAATCTTAGAGCCTTAGCAGCTTTCATTGGAGCTATAAGGTAGATACCAAACTCAGTACCCATCTCAGCTAGTGAGCCAAGGGCTGTCTCAGTCTCAGGCTTCATAGCTTCCATAGCTGCGAAGTCTTCATCTGTTAGACGGGACTGATCCCAACCTTCCCACTTATGAGGTAGCTCAACTGAGCCGGGGTCTTCGATGTTCCCTGCTGACTCTATCCAACCAAGCAGAGGGTTAAGGAACTCAGCCGTGTCCTGAGCTACGTTCATAGCACCATGAACAATACCTTTACCTACGTCTTTCAGGTAAAACCCCACAGGGTTATCAGCACGATCAAGGTACTTATCAACAACATCACCCTCTATGTATCCCTGCTGATAAGCATAATCAACTTCATCAGGGTCTAGTTCATAGACTCCCTTGGTTGATATGGTTTCCCTTACGAGGTAATCATGAGCCTGTAGCTCAGTGATCTCACCACTGTCTAACAGGCTCAGGAGTTTTTCCTCGTTAGGAGATAGCTTCTCGACAGGAGCAGTAGTAGGGTCTTTGGGAGTATAAATCTCTTCACCCATTGTTACTCCTTAGTTTCTTTTTCCTTGTTCTGTTTGTCCTTTAGGTGTTGAAGCCTACGGCTGCGACTAGCAGCAGCAGCATCAGGGTTCTGAGGGGTAGCTGTTCCACCACCTGTACCACCGATAACTACATCACCCAAGATCGGGCCTGCCGGGATAGCCAAGTTCACGTCCTTCTGAATCTTCTGTGAAATCTCTTGAACTTGTTCACTCGTTAGGAACTCACCATCTTTCAGTTCCTTCTCAAGACCTGAAATGGTGTCGTACCATAATCTAGTAGCCATCCACTTACGCTCAGCGTGATTCGTATAGGTCTGGAAAGGCCACCCAAAGGGATTAGGACTAGCCATAGACCCCATGAGGGTACGCTTGAACTCGTTCATCATCTTGTTGTTCTCACGTCCGTCCTTGGTCTGGTCTTTCTTCTCTCTACGCTGGACGATCCCCATGAACTTAGTATAGTCGTCCTTAGACAGCCTGTGGATTGAACCAGCAATACTCTCTAGGCTAAGCTCATCACCCTGCTCCATTAGGTCACGGTAGGTGTTCCCGTCTGAAATAGGGGCAAAGCCGTCCAGATGTTTGTAGGCTCTGATGGTCTTACTCATAGCAGCCACATAACTCTGAGGTAGGTAGACACCTTCAGGGTTACCACCTTCAAAGGAGTAGGCAAGCATCTGGTCTTCGATAGCCTTGTAGTGGGCATTACGTTCTTCGGGAGAGAGCTTAGGGTCTTCGATGGTTATGTGGAGAGCAGCATTAAGCTCACTCATCTTACCGCCAATGAACTCAGCCTTCTCTGCTTTCTGACGAGTCTTGGCTGCGTCCCTATTCTCTTCGGCTCTGTTCCTGTACGTCCGTACTTCCTCAGCCAAGTCGGTATCCATTAGAGACACACCGTTCTTGTCTTTAATATCAGCGAAGTCCAGAAGCTCAGGACGACCCTCTACCTCAGCCCGATAACCTATGGCTCTAAGGTAGCTCTGTGAGATTTCCTTGCGGTTCAATGGGCCTTTAACATACTCACCCTGCATACGAGTTAAGTCGTCTCTCATAGCCTGTGCGAGATTCTCAGGGGCATTCTTTTCCATAGTCTTACCCAAGCCGTCAGCAGCGACAGCAGAGATGTTGCCAGAGAAGTCCCTCTTGAGATAATCAATCTGTATCTCTTGGTACTTGGCATCAGCCCGACCTACCGACCTAACAGCGTCAGGTAAGAATGAATCGAGGGAATATCCTTCAAGTCCCTCAGCGTATTTCTTTAGGAGTGATGCTTTGGTTGTTTCATAGGCTCCGATTCCAGCGTTGGGATTCTCACTGAGATAAGCGTTAAGCTCATTATGAAAGTCAATGGCTTTCTTCTCACCTTGGAGCTTCCCATAGACCACCATGTAATTATCAGCAGTATTGGATGGGCCTTTACCTTCTTTGAAGTCTTTTGTGGCCTGCTCTCTGTGTTGCTTGGATCCGATCTTGTTCATCAGATTCCCCAAAGCAGGCTCAAATTTAGCAAGTCCTCTCAGGATTGCATTGGGATTACTATAGTTCTTAACGTACCCTCTACCACCTTCCATCCGGGGTCGATTCGTAACCGGGCTTGCTTGAACTTTCTTGTCTGTAGATTTGGCCTCAGCCATGACTACTCCTTAGTTACTTTGTGGTTGTTTTCTTTCCAGTGTTGCCAGAACCATAAGCGGTAGCTGTTGCGCCTGCGATACCAAGACCAGCTTCGATGAAAGCGTCAGTGAGGTTTGGGCCAAGAATAACACTAGCAGGCCCAGTGCCTACTGTCTTACCTCGCCTTGCAGCTTCCTCTTTCTCGTACTGAGACTGCTGCATAGCACCACCGATGTTACCTTCGATAGCAGCCATTTCCTCTGAATGCTTGAGAGCAAGCTCATCTAGGATTCCCTTGGTCAGATTACCAGAGACGCCCATCTCACCTTGAGCAACAATTGCTCTGGCTTTAAGCATACGGGCTTCACGCTCAGCTACAGTAAGCTCCTGCTCACCTTGCTCAGTGATTTGCTGCTGCTTTATGTTAAGCTGGTCGATCTGTGATTGAGCAGCATCTTGATTAGCTTCTGCTTCTAGCAACCAATTCATCTGTTCATAATCTTGCTGTTTACGGGCTGCTTCCTCTTGTGTTTCTTGTTGTTGATGTTGAGAGTAAGCTCCGTAGGCAGCACTAGCTATCGATACGACAGCCATGACAGCGACAGGGTTGCACATTATTGATACCTCATCATTAACGCAAAGGGTCTACGCTCGTGGGTTTTGTAGATTCGTATGTCGTGAAGTACAAACCCAACTTGAGTCATCCAATGGATCGATGCTTCATTTCTGAGATCAACGATATTGAACAGTGCCGGGTAGACTTCATTCCACTTATCCAAATACTTAGGAGCATCAATGTAGAATGACCTCTTTGCTAGGTAGACTTTATCTGTCCCAAGGAACCAGACTCCAGCTAACTCTGGATATTCTGTTTCACTGATTCCGAACATTGCGATTGGTTCTTTCTCCAGTAGTACCGTGTAACACTCCACTCCCTCTTTAAAGCCCTGTTCTAAGGCTTTGAGAGGAGTATGACCGTGAGAAGCCCAAACCTCATCACGGTCACATTTCCTCATGTTATCTGCTACGGGGAGTAGGTCACTGTTACGAGACGGTCTAATTTCGACTCGTGAACATGACATGAATACCCTCCCATTCGATTGCCTGCCATGAGCTAGGCAAGTAGTTGGCATTAACCAGATCGATGATGACCTTCTCTGAGTCGGCTAGAACAGGAACCTTCAACGTCCCGGTGGAGATAAAAGCTTCACCGATAGTCGCCTGCTGTGAGCCAAGGACGACTGTATGAACGTAGTCATAGGTATCCTCAGAACCGTTTTGTGGATCAATTTCAACATGAAATGAGCCACTATCATGAAAGACCACCGTCAAGAACTGGAGGATTAGGTTACCTTCAGTGATGGACTCCTCGTGACTATCACCTGATCTCACATACTGTCGAGACAGACGGTAACGAGCTTCGTAGTCTAGACCAAGATAACAGTCATCGTCAGAGTAATCCCCAGTGACTCGCACAGTGGTTGTGCTAGGCCGGGTACAACCTGAGATCACGTTACCCTCTTCATCTTCAAACTGATCATTCCTTACTACCACCACTTCATCGTCTGTACTGATCTCATAAGGGATAGTCCAAGTCGTCCAATCATCTCCAGAGGAGTAGACTCCTGTGACTTCTACCCTTCGATCTAAGTTGACTGCGAAACCAAGGTTTCCATCCTCAAGGTTAGACTGTAAGTCCATCCTCTCAAGGAATACCCCGTCAGTCCTTTGGACTACGAAGTAGACGCTCGTCTCAATCATAGCTACGTCAAGGATTACATCAGCAGAACCAAACGTCCACTTAGACCATGCGCTCTGGAGCTTTTCATCTCCTGACCAATAGTACTTGTAGACGTAGGTTGCGTTGCGCTCGTCTAGGGTAAGACAGAGGAGAACGTCCTCATTAGATGATGCTTCAAGCCTGAAGACGTTCTTGGGGATATATCGGGGAACGTGAGCCGTAATGTCAGCCGCGTCCCGGTTGTTCTTCTCTGAGTCAATGAAGTACTCCTTGACCCCGGTGTAGTCTCCACGTTCCAGACAGAAGTACAGGTAGGAGCCTGCACCTATCGGACGGCAGAGAAGTGAGTTCTCAAACTCCGTAGTCTGGTCAATGGTCACAGAGGTAGGAGTGAGATAGTTCTCCGAAGTCAAACAGAACTGGGTTTGATTAGAGAAGAGTAATAGGTCTTCGTTATAGGGGATAGCGAACTGGAGGACTGACACTTTGTTATGACTGACCATAGAGTCAATCGGGTCAGTGTCAAGAACCTGTGTAACTGTGTCTCGCCAGAAGTTAAAGAAGTCTCCAGTACATGAGAGGACTACAGCTTCACCAGCTATCACACCTAAACGGTTACGGTAGAAAAAGATGTCCTTGATTGGTTCACCTATGAACGATGGAGCCGGGGCTGAATTCTCGTCACCCACAAGCCGTCTCTCCCAATCTATTGGTACGAAATCAAAAGACGACCCGTTATTGATGAGTGTCCAAGGCATCGTATCCCAATCAATATAGTTATCCTGATCCCATCCGATAGTTTCTTCCCAAAGGCTAGTCTCTTCATTAAATTCAGCGTAGTAGTCATCACCCTTGGTCATAGAGCTTCCCTTAATGTGCGCTCTGATCTCATCAAAGCATTTCGGAGGGAGATCACCGTAGTCGTGTACTTCTTTGTAGAAGCCTTCTAGTGCCTGCTCACCCCACGTATCGGTGCAGGAGAAGGTGAACTCTCCACTATTGTCTTTCACGATCTTGACAATGGAGGACTTCTGATCACCTATCAACTGTGATGCTGTGAACCCACTAGGCCCACTAGCGTTAAAGGTAGTATAAAGTTGGTAGGCTATCTCGTGAGTCTTATAAGTATTTGGGTTGGAGGTCGAGCCTGTGGTATAGGCTATGGTCGTACCATCAACTGTGATACGGTAGTCGGTATCTGCTACACCATTCTTCACCCAAATGATTGCACAGGGAGTCCAAGAGGAGTCAGAGACTTCTTTTAAGGTGACGTTATCTATTGTGCCTGTAAAATTAGAATCTCCAGCTAAGTACAGGTTATCCAACGCTGCATCAAAGACAATCGTGTCTGTGTAAGAGCCAGAAGAGGTTCTTGTTGTTCCGTTTGTGTTGCCAAGGGTGATTTTGAAATTTCCAGCACTTACAGTAAGATCGTAAGAAATTTCATACGTCCTATCTTTGATACATAAGTCTGAAATGTCTTGTTGGAGATACGTCCAAGCAGATTGAGAACCATCACAAGAAGCAACCCCACTTCCAATCGTCCAACCTGTTCCTTTAGTCCAGTACTGATCGACTGCGAAGGTTCCATTGATAACGTAGTCATTGCCTTTGTTGAGCATGGCAGGAGTCTTGCCTTTATTCAGAATGAAGGTGTAGTCTGCCACGGTCATTAGTTCAAAGTCAGTCCGGGGAGTGGTCACGTCCAGATAGTCTACTCCTCTAGGGAAGTTCACTGTCTGCTCAACACCATCAAGATCGTAGACCTCAAGGTCACCATCCATCATAACCACGATGTACTGTTCTGTGTCGTCCCGGTTGATCATGTGAATCTTAGCGTCAGTCACAGTACCCGATCTGAGTTTAGCTAGATGCTTAGTAGGAGGTCGCTTCGACAGTCCAGCAGCAATAGTGCTGTAGAGATTAAGCTGGCTCTCGCCTTGTGACCTCATCCTCAGAGTCGGTGACTGTTGGCTTACGCCATTAAAAAGGTTAGGTATGGACTGTGAAATGCGTCCCATATTAGTCTCCTATCCGATGAATACGTCTCGTGTGATTATGCTCAGCGTGGAGTATGACCCACGAAACATATTGTTGTCAGCATTGTTAGAGTCCTTGCTCTCAAGATCGACTCTCGCTCTGTTCTCTTCGTCCTGTGTAAACTGGAAATGCTCAGACGATCCCATTACCTTTGTTTGGAAGATACGAGCAGCTTTGATCATGATGAAGTTACGAGCGTACTCTGGTAGGTCGTCCCAAGGGAGGAACCAAACGATGTCAACTTTCACCGGGTCTGTGATGGTGAAGGTATGGTTTTCTCTGTCGTAGAGCTTCCCTTCTCTAAATACATAGTCTTTGTAAGAGTAGGTTGGATCAAGGTTTAAACAGTTTGAAGGAATGAGAATGTTGTCATTCACATCAGGGGAAATTTCGTATTCTTTCTCAGTATTGAAATGCCACTCCTCCTGCTGAACTTCCCTGCTAGTATCATGAAGGGTGCTGATTGCCAGAGCAGCCGTAGCATTTCCTGTAACTGTAAGGCTAGAGATCGGGCTAAGGCTGATGGAAGTCAGCATCTTGTTGACCGCTTCTAGCTCAGAAGTGGGGGCATAAGTAGTCATAGTTTCTCCTCAGAGGTTAAAAAAAAGGCCGGGGTCAATTAAGACCCCGACCCTATAGTCTGGATTACGCAGCCCAAGACAGTTCGATTGAACACTCAGGGCGCAGTATGCCAGTACCAATCGCATACTTAGCGACCACGAGGTGACCCTGCCTACGGATGTCGTAAGCCTGATCCATTGCCAAGTCCATGAGCTTAACGGTTCCGACAGCCTGTGGAGTCATGAGGAGTCCAAAGGAGTCAGTACCAGTAACATCGTACTTGCCAGCGGGTACGGTAGACGAAATGGTTTCGTCCCGAACCACGTTGTTGCTTTTCACGATGGTACAGTTGGCAAGCGCAAACACTTTACCAGCAGCGTAGCTACCAACACCCCGATAATCCCGGTGAATAGCTTTAGCACTATTTACGAGATCGTAGTACTGTGCAGGCCGAAGGTAAACGTAACGGTCATACTCAGGAACATCGTCTTCGTCCATCATCTGAGCAGCATCAAAGATCAAGCCAGCGATAGCATCACCAGCAGTCGCAGGAGTCGAGGACTCTGCGTTGGTATCTTTGACCTGACCACCAACCGGGCCACCAGTAATGGTGGGAGTCGAAACCTGAGCAGCCAGAAGGCCCATTCTGAAGACGTTCTGATCCCATGCTTTTGCAAGCGCACGACCAGCTTCAACTGAGTAAATGGAGCGCACGTCATAGTGGTTCATTGCTTCATCGATAGAAGCTAGGAACACGTCAGCGATCAGAAGACCGTCTATCGTGATGACTCGCTCGTTGTGATTGATTGCTTGACCAACGATCTCAGCACCAGGAGTGTGTAGTGAACTAGACACCTTCCAAGTAGCTGGAAATTGGGCACTCTTCTTAACTGTTAGCTCCCATTACTGGGAGTGTCGGACTATACCTTTATCCAGTGAATAGCACGTTGTAATCGGTCAGGATCATCTTTCAGAAGTCCTAGAGCCGTGTTACAGTTTGTGCATAAAAGCCCACGAATCTTTCCTGTTTTATGACAGTGATCGACAGCAAACGCTTTATACCTACGAGAACGGAGTCTCTTTAGACAAATACCGCAACGTCCATTCTGCGCCTTGTGCATTTTCATGTAGTCGCTTTGGGATACTCCCAAGGTTCTTTCTCGATTTTGGATGATCCTTCAAGCCTTACAAGTTTTATCTAGTCTGCCTGTCTGACTATCTTTAACGTAGTAATCTTCTATGAGCTTTAGCGTCTCACAGACGCTACACTGAATATCCTCTCGTCTAGTCTCTGCACCTTCGGGCGTTACAGCCTCGTCTTGGCTCAGGATTACCCCAGTAGGGCTTCCCTGAATTTGGGAGGATTTATACATGGCAAGAGTTACCTTAATTCACCATGTGATATTGTACGGACAAGATGCTTGTCCAAGGTCACGCAAGCTGTCTCAAAAGCGGTCAGGATTTCGCCTGCAAACACTTTCAGAAACAGCGCATCAACATCACCAGCACCGTTGATTTGACCAATTCTAGTTACAGTTGCGTCACTCATTGTGATTGTTTCCTTTCAATAGGTAGGATTTTGTTATGAGATTCCTCCTAAGACAAATCTCTTCCGTTGGCTCGTCCTACCTTCTGCATAAGTTGTCCGACCTCAATCGGGCTTCGCCAGTAGTCCTGAGTTAAAAGGAGGAGGGGGCAAGGCTGGAGAGGAGGTGGCTCCAGCCCTGCCGGGGAGGGAGAGGAGGGTTGGAGGGAGCTTTTTAATTACCACTCAAAACTGGCATTCTGTAGCTTCCTCTGAACCTCCGTCCGAAATGCCGGGTCATTAGCATATCGGGGGTCTTTCATAT